CGGAGACGTTGCAGAAGGGCGATCCGGTGGTGGTTGTGGGTCGCTCGTTTATGGAGCCTTACAAAGACAAAGATGGGAATGAGCGCCTGTCGTTGAAGGTGAACGCCTACAACGTGGGGCTGGATTTGAAGCGGCGTTCGGCGAAGGTGAATCGGGTGGAGCGTTCGTCGGGTTCGGGGGAGCGGGAGCAGTGGTCTGCGCCTGCCCCGTTGGATGATGAGCCGCCTTTCTAGTCCTGAGCCGGGTGATGACCTGAATGGTCTGATCGAGTGGCTGGAGGCGAACTACGTGTGGGATGGGTTGGAGGGTGACACGCCGACCCCCCCTACACAGCAGTAAACCGGGGTATGCTAAACTCAGGTTGTGAGGCGGGAGATGCCCGCCGGGGAGGGAGACCCCGATGACCACCACCGCAGTCAAGACCGACTTCGCGGCCCTGTACGCCGCAGCGGACGAAGCCGGTAAGGCAGCCGCACAAGCCGCCGTACCGACCCCGATCATCGTCGGCGAGGCGAAGGATTTCTTCTCCGATGACATCGACTACACGAAGCCCACATACTTCGTGCCCGAGGGCCTGTGCGGGTTCGCGTGGGTGTCCTTCAAGGGCAACACCGCGTGGGGCCGCTGGGCCAAGAAAAACGGTGTCGCTAGCCCCGCCTACGGCGGCGGCCTGCAAGTGTGGGTCAGTGGCTTCGGCCAGTCCGTGACCCGCAAGGAGGCGTACGCGCAAGCGTTCGCCAGTGTCCTGCGCGAAGCCGGTGTGGAAGCCTACGCCGGATCCCGACTCGACTAGACCTCCCGAAAGGAGACCCCAAATGGAAGCACGAGTCATCAACACCCAGACCCTGTCGGTGCTGGCCGAGCGAGGTGCCCGCAAGCACCTGAACCGCCAACTCGACCTGAGGAGCGTCGGAGCCGTCGACCCTGATGGGTTGCATGTGCTCGCCGTGATCCTGCCCTACCACAACGGGATCGCCGCGAAGCAGGGCCCGCATCACCGATGCGAGATTCTGATCAAACGACCGGATACCACGGAACCATCGACCGCCGTCATCGACGTACTGGTCGAGGACTTCAACCGGCTCACCACAGCGTCGGAGTATCTCGCCGCCGCCCAGTAACTCCCGATGCTGGGGCTCGACCCCCCCGAATCGCCCTAGCATCGGGGCTCAACGCCCCGGGGTCTATGCGACCCGCGAGCACCCCCCGCTCGCATCGACTCGCTGGCCCCGGGGCTCACTACAACCTCTGAGGAGAGGTACATGAAAAAGATCGCAGCAGTCACCGCAGCACTGATCGCACTGGTCGCTTTCGCGGCCCCAGCACAAGCCTCCAGCGGCTACACAACGAAGCAGAAGAACCGCTACTGGAACATCGTCAAGGCCAAGGCGGACGATGCCTACATCATCGGCAAATCGAGCACGGTCGAGTTCGGCGTCGCCGTATGTGACCTGCTGAGATCGGGAGGCACACTCGCGGATCTAGTCGAGTTGACGTACGACTCGGAAGATTTCTACCTGATCGAGGACTACGTGACCATCGCCATCGCGGCCGCCCCTGTTGTTCTCTGCCGAGATCAGCAGTACAAGTTCGAGTAGGAGGAATCATGAGATTGACCCGTCGAGGAAAAATCGTCGTATACGGCCTGCCGATCATTGTCGCCGGTGCCGTGGGTTTTTTGACCGCTGAATGGTGCTGGTACGGGTACTGTGGCCTCTAACCGGAGGGAGACTGGCGTGAAAGAGGAGCGATGCCCGCACTGTGGCAGCGAGGCCGTACCGTCGAACCGGTATGTGCTGCGTTGCACGAACTACAGCGAGTGCGGGCGGTATTTCAAAGGAGCGTGACGTGAGCGACATCATCGACGACGAACTGTGGGACATGAGGCGTCGCGTGAAGGGTCGCGATTTCTACGGCCGCTGGAAGTGGTCTAAGAAACGGGGCTGCATGATCTGGAAGTGGAAGGCCCGCAAAGTGAAGAAGGGCAAAGCGTGAGGGTTGATTGGATGGCGGTGCTCGCCGCTTTGGGCATTATCGCCGCTGCCGCTTCGATGTGGCTCGCCGTTTGGATGCAGCGATGACTCACGATCCGCACTGCCCGCCCGGGATCAAACCGGATCCCGAGAAATGCCCGACGTGTGTCACCTTCCGCATTGTTCGTCAGGAGGAGCGGGCCGCAGCCCTGATACAGATCGGTATGGAGGCTTACGCGCGCGGCCGGGAGGACGCCGCCGTGGCAGTGCGGGAGTTCCCCGTTCATTCGATCCCGTTTCTGCCGTCAGACAGTCCCCTTAGCATGGCGGTGCGCGTGAAACAGATCCTGTCGATTGCCGCTATGGGAGTGAAGCCGCCTGATGATCCAGTCCCTACTGAGTGACGTTTTCGACACTTCACGTTCCGAGCGGTCTTTGCAGGATGCGGTGGGGCCGAGTGAGATTGGCGGGTGCCGCCGGAAAGTGTGGCATCGCCTGCAAGGCCATAGGGGCTCGAATCCGACGTTGGGGATGGCGGCGTTCATGGGGACCGCGATTCACGAGAAAATCGAGCGTAGGTTGCGGGAAATCGCCTCTGACCGGTATCTGGTCGAGGTCGAGGTCGACTACGGCGGCGTGGTTGGTCACGTTGATCTGTATGACACGGTCGAGCGGGAGGTGATCGACTGGAAAACGGTCACGTTGAAGAAACTGCGGTGGTTCCCGAGCGAACAGCAGGTGATGCAGGTGCAGGTATATGGGCTGCTGCTGTCGGAGAACGGCTTCCCGGTGGAGAAAGTGACTCTTGTGGGGATTCCTCGGGATGGGAATGAGCGGGATGTGGTGGTGCGGTCCCTGCCGTGGAGTCGTTCGGTGGCTGAGGAGGGGTTGGCGTGGCTTGATGAGGTGCGGGGTGAGTTTCTTCCGCCGGAGCCTGAGCGGGCCGTTTCGTTTTGTCGGGATTACTGCCAGTTTTGGGGTGGCGACGGGTGGGAGGGGTGCCCCGGCAAGACCTAACGGGGGTTGTGCTACACTCGGGTTAGGCCAAGGAGAGGAGCCTGACATGGCACTGGACACACTCACACTCGCACCCGGGTCAATCGTCACCTACGAAGACACCGCAAACCCGCTGACCCGCTACGAAGTAGTCGAGCGCGTACAAGACCGCTGGAGCACATTCTTCCGGCTGAAGAACCTCGACGACGACCTCGAAACACAACTGATCACCTCAGACTGCCGCCAGCGCGGCTGGACCCTAGTGAAGGACGGTGCATGGTGAACGCAACAGTCGCAATCACAATCAGGCAACAAATCGGTGCCGACTCGTGGCTCGCCGTCAGCGGCCGTGACCCCCGCTACTGGACAAGCGACAACGGCGAAGTCACGTTCGCGTTCCGCTTCGGATCCACCTACGGGCTGCCACGGTGGTGCGAGATCACGTACAAGCGCGGCAGCGACGACTACACGATCCACGCCTACAAGATCCACCGCAACGGGGTCCGCAAAACCCTGTCGGTCCCCTCGGACTACGAGCCCGACGGCCGCGAATACACCACCTACGAGGGCGTGTACGCGGATCGGCTCCCAAGTCTCGTCCGCTACATCAACACGATTGGAGAACTGTCATGACCGTGATCAAGGCATACGCGATCCCGACCACTGGCGGCGCGGCCGCCGAATGGCAGATGGCTACGACCAGTTATCAGGTCGTCGCCATCGGTGGAAGCCTTCTGCTCGGCTGCAAACCCCACAACGGCGAATGGTCGACCACCTACATCACCGACCCCGACCGGTTCGGCGAGTTCAACACGCCTCGCCAGATCAAAGCGTGGGTGGAGAAGTTCCTTGGAGATGCTGATGCTGAGGGTTGATCTGTCTACGACGTCAGGGTGCTTGCATTTCGCTATCAGCGCCCACGCCGGTCAAGTCGACAAGCAGGGTGTCCCGTACTTCCTGCACGTTGCGCGGGTGGGGGCAGCGTTATGGCGGTTCGGGCCGGATCACGTCTCGGCCGGGTTCCTGCACGACGTGGTTGAGGACACGGATTTCGGGCTGCCGGATCTGTACCGGCTGGGGGCCCCTCCTGCGGTGGTTCAGGCGGTCGACTCTGTCACTAAGACGACCTCTGAGGCCGATTTGGGGGCCTATGAGGCGAGTATTCGGCGGGCTATGGGTGATCCGATAGGCCGGTGGGTGAAGGCCGCTGACGTGTCTGATAACGCCTCTCGTGTGGATGGGGTGCCGCATGGGCCGGTTCAGGCTCGGTTGCGGGAGAAGTACGTGATGGCTGAGCGGGTGATTCGTGAGTACATCCCGGGGTATCGGGTGGGTGTGTCGTTGACCCCCAATGACAGGCACCTAACCCTCGTATGATAAACTGGGGTTGTAAGAGGGAGAGGAGACCCCGTGAACAAGACCGGAAAATGCACCTTCTGCACCAGCCCCGCCACCGAAGCCAACGGCCTTTGCTTCGCTTGCAGTGAAGAAATCGCCACCCTGACTTACAAGGCAACGATCGAGTTGGGCTACAGCACCGAAAAAGCCAAAGCCAACGCCCAAGCCGTCTGGAAAGGATGACCCCATGAAGAAGAAGTGCCGCGATTGCTACGCCCCCGTCGGGGCCGACGGCTGGAAATGCGACTACCACGCCGCCGAGTGGGCCAAATACACAGCCCAATACGTCGCCGCCTACAAAGCATCCGGCGGCAAAGGCTGGGAGCACGCCAACTGCGACCACGCCAACGGCTACTGCACCACAACCCCCAACAACACCTTCCAACCGAAAGGAAACTGACCCATGAAGACAACCTTCAACGAGCGCAACCGCTCTTACAGCGACACCTTCACCCTCACCGGTGAACCGATCGAGGGCGGCGACCTAACCCCCGCCCTGAAACTGACCACCTACCACTTGAAGGACTACAAAGCGTTCTTCGCCTACGTGTCCTACGTCGAGTTGGAAGACTGCGGCACTTACGCAGTCGAGCGGTGGCAGTCCGACTGGGTCAACGTGCGTATCGAGGCCGAGAAGGTCGCCCGCTACAGCGAGAAGGCCCTAGCCGAGTTCCGCGCCAAGGCCGTGAAGCGGGTGCTGGACGGCGACTTCACCACGCCCGCGCTCGTCGAGTTGGTCGACCGGATCCCAGCGACGGAGGTGGCCGCATGAGCACCACCACCGACAAGCCCTTCCCCCTGATCGACTACATCATCGAATACGAGAACGGCGACATCACTGAGGAACGATTCCTCGAACTGTTCCAGCACCTCGTTGACACCGGTCTTGCGTGGACCCTCCAAGGCCACTACGGTCGGACCGCCGCCGCATTGATCGAGGGAGGATCAATCGAAGCCACACCGCGCGCCTGATATGCGTTGGGTCAGGCGGGGAAGGGCGGGGGCGTAAAGCGTGTCAACCTTCGCGTAAGACTATCCATGATCCGTTGCAGCGGGGAGATAGATCTGCGCTCCCGCCACAACCCCCTTCACCCCAGTACACTTAGGCGAATGGAGGGCCACGACGCCGAGGCTCCCGTGATGAGCCCGCTCGAACAGTGGGCGGCTCAGGTGCATGAGTTGTACACGGCCATGCTGAAAGCGGGATTCAAGGCGGACGAGGCGCTCGCGCTCATCGCTGGCATGAGCCAGCAGGCAGACTTCGACTGAGTGGGAGACGCATGGCACCCCGGCCGGACTTCGCTGAACTAGGCACTAGCGGCCTGAAGCGCACCAGCGGCTTCATCTACGACGAGTTCCTAACCCGCCTTCAAGGCATCCAAGGCATCAAAACGTACCGTGAGATGTCGGACAACGATCCGGTCATCGGCGCGGTCCTGTACGCGATCGAGAAGGTGATCACCCGTCTGGAGTGGCGGGTGGATCCTTTCAAGGATCAGTCACGCGACGGCGACCCCGACACGACGGACATCGAAACCGCCACTTTCGTTGAGGAGTGCCTCAATGACATGAGCGACTCGTGGGACTCGACCCTGTCCCAGATCCTCTCCATGTGCATCTACGGGTGGTCGTTCCACGAGATCGTGTACAAGCGGCGCGGCGGACCCGATCAGAAAGACCCCACTAAGCGTTCCAAGTTCAGTGACGGGAAAATCGGCTGGCGGAAGTGGGCGATCCGTGGTCAGGAAACCCTGTACCTGTGGACGTTCGACGACGACGGCGGTATCCAAGGGATGCAGCAGGTCGACCCTTACACGGGCCACGGCCGAGTCGACATCCCCATCGAGAAGGCCCTCCTGTTCCGTACGACGGCCGCGAAAAACAACCCCGAAGGCCGTTCGCTGCTGCGTAACGCCTACCGGCCGTGGTGGTTCAAGCGCCGCATCGAGGAGATCGAAGCGATCGGTATCGAACGTGACCTCGCCGGTCTGCCCATCGCGTACGTGCCACCGGAGTACCTGTCGAGCGCGGCGACGGCCGACCAGCAGGTTGTGTTGTCGGCGATCAAGCAGATCGTCACCTCGATCAAGCGGAACGAGAACGAGGGCATCGTTTTCCCGCAAGTGTTCGACGACACCGGTAAGCCCCTGTTTGACCTGAAACTGTTGAACAGCGGCGGGTCTCGCCAGTTCGACACGGATAAGGTGATTACGCGGCTGGATCAGCGCATCGCCATGTCGGTGCTGTCGGACTTCATTCTGCTCGGGCAGGACCGTGTCGGTTCGTTCGCTCTCGGGGCGACGAAGATGGATTTGTGGTCGATGTCGGTTGACTCGATCGCGAAGACGATCGCGGACACCGTGAACCAACACGCCATCCCACGGCTTCTGCGCTTGAACGGCATGGATTCGACTCGCCCACCGGCGTTGCAGTACAGCGAAGTGGCGCATGTGGATCTCGCCGAGATCGCGGACTTCGTCTCCAAGATGACCACCGCCGGGGTGCTTGCACCAGACCCGACGTTGGAGGATCATCTGAGGGAGATCGCCGGTCTGCCTCCGGCCAACCACAATGTCGAGGACACCGGCACCGATGTCATTTCAGCGGAAGACGCGAAGGCTCTCATGGCTTTGCCGCCTCAGCAACGCATCGTTGCCGAGCGCACCGGTATCGTGCCGGAGCGGCCAGCGTTCCCGGGGGCGAACCCGCCGTTCGGTGGAGGCGCTCCGCAGCAGGGCGGGGCTGACGAGCCGGAGGAATAAGCGGTGGCGCTGACTATCGGTGGTAAGCGCCGTAAGCCGGGGGGTGGCCCTCCCGCGACACCGTTGACTCCGCAGGAGGAGCGTCTAGTTCGCCGTCTCGTGACGGTGATGAATGGTCTCGTGGCCGGGATGGACGTTGATGCGTACGCGACTGCTATTCGCGCTCTGGATCCTGACTTGTTGGAGCGGCTGCTGTCTGAGGTGAACATCGGCCAAATGGGCACGGTGTTGGATGACGCCCTGAGGGGCATCGTGTTGTCCGGTGGGACAGCGCAGGCGAAGGAGATCATCCGCACGACTCCGCGTATCGCACAGAACCCGTTCGCTGCGTTGGAGTACGGGGGGCAGACTCTGCCGAGCGGCATCATCATGCCGTCGCCGGTGGTGCCGCCCCCGCCTGACATGGAGTTCGTGATCGAGCGCCCCGTGGACCGCATGTTCCGGTACGTGAGTGACAGGGCGACGGCGTACGCGCAGGTCCGGTCGGGCCAGTTGGTTACGGCTATTGATCAGTCGAACCGGTTGGCGATTAGGGAAGTTATCGCGCAGGCGTTCACTGGCCCTCGGACGGTTGATCAGACGGCGCGGTCACTTCGGCAGGTGGTCGGGTTGCATCCCCGGTGGGCTCGGGCGGCGGAGCGTTTCAACGACACGAACTTCCGGCGGCTCGTGCGTGACGGCATGGACACTGAGCAGGCCCGTGCTGTCGCTGACAGCATGACGGAGAAGTATCGGCGGAAGTTGATTCGGCGTCGTGCGGAGATGATTGCCCGTACGGAGATTCAGTCTGCGCAGAACTTCGGTCGTGAGGCCGCGTGGCAGGCGACTGAGCGGGCGGGGCTGATTGACCCGAGGGCGGAGAAAGAGTGGCGGACGGCACCGATGGGTTCCCGTTACGGCCCGCCGTGTGAGGAGTGCCAGTCGCTGCGGGGCACGAGGGTGCCGTGGAATGGTTCGTTCGCTAACGGGTATTCGATGCCTCCGGCGCATCCGAACTGTCGTTGTACTGCGGTGCTTGTGCCGCCGTCTCGTGGGTTGACGGGTTTGCCGTCGCAGAATATGCAGTCGTGGATTGATGAGTTGGATCGGTTGGAGGCTGAAGATGCCCGCCTCGCAGGATGATGCCGTAAACCTGCGTTTTGAGCCGGGACTGGTGCCAGTTTTGAAGCACGGTTCGCATGATCAGTCTTCCCACGGCCGCCGAGGCGGAATGTCCGCATCAGACTCCGCCGCTAGTCGAGAACAAGAAAACGTCGACTACATCATGGGCCGCACCATCTTCCCCCCAGCATGGTCAGGCCCCTCGCTGACCACGTTCGTACCGAAGCGGTCTCTCGCCGACCGTGTCGCCTCGGCCCGCCGGAAAGTGAAGCAGTGGAAGACGGAGAGAGCCCGCCGCGAGTTGCAGCGCATGACACCCGCCGAACTGGAGCGTCTCGGGGCAGCAAACCGTGCCCGCAGCAACCGTGAACGCGCCGAGCGCGGCCTAGCGCCCCTCTACAAGGCGACGGATCCCGTGTTGGAGATCCTGCAACGCCTATTCGGTGACGTCGTGGAGACCGGTTTGTGGGTGGCGATGATTGAGGATCCGAAACCGATCGGTGAGATGGATGGCCCGCTGGGTGACTTGCTGGATGACATGCTGAACGCGGTGTTGGAGCCGGGTGTGGTGGTGAAGTTCGCGCCCGGTCTGCGCCCGACATTGAAGCACCTGAGTGGGCAGCATGATCAGAGCAGTCACGGTAGGGGTGGCCGTCAGGGCGAGTTGATTAGCCGCGAGGGGGCCGGTGGTGGTGCGGCTGATTACAGCGCGTGGGGTGACCGTGCCCGGGAGATTGAGTATGCGGCGAGGACGGGCATGTCCGAGGACGAGTTGCGGTCTTACGCGACGGGTGGGAAAGACATCGAGATCGACCCGGATGATGTTCGGGAGCGGGTGATCGCAGAGTACGACTATGAGATCCAGAACGAGGTTGAGCGCCGTATGTCCCGCACGATCGGGATGGAGGACGACGAGGAGGTCGAATACACCCGCAAGCAGTACGAGGAGGAGGCGATCGAGGATTGGGTGGGGCGGCGTAAGGATTCCGTTGAGCAAATGATGCGGGAGGAGATGGCGGAGGAGTTATTTGATCAGTCGAACGCGGTCGAGAAGTTTGATGAGGTGTATGGGGCTTACCACGAGGGGACTACCCGTGATGGTACGGAGGTGACGCTCCGTTCCGCAGTCGGTAACGTGTACGGCCCTTCCGGTGGTGACAACGCCATCGTCGTGCAGGGGGAGATTTTCGAGGACTACAGCGGCGCCTACGCGGGTCGTTTCGAGCGCAGGTTCGACGCCGACGACAACGGCAACTTGACAGTCACGCACGAGTTACTCGAACTGGAGGAGAACTATCAGGGAACGGGTTTCGCGAAGACATTCAACCGGCAGGCCGAGAACTACTACATCAGTCACGGTATCGAGACTGTGAATGTTCACGCGGCTTTGGATGGTGGCGGTTATGCGTGGGCGACGGCCGGTTTCGACTGGGATTACCGGAATCACTCGAAGTCGGTCGGCAACGTCGACCGCCGTTTGGGGCTGTACGAGCAGACCGTGGCGGGGATTCCTGCGGATTTGGGTCGGGATATTGGGCGGATGCGGACACGTCTCACGACATTGTCGGTGACGGATCCCGATTACCCGACGCCGAGTGAGATCGCGAATCTCGGCCGTGTGGACGGGGTGGATACGTGGCCGGGGAAGGTGATCATGCGGGGCTCGAACTGGTACGGCACGAAGACCCTGCGACCGGAGGGGGCTAGGACGTCGCTGTCAGAGCGGGCCGAGACGGCCCGTAGAGCCTCTCAGCGGGCCTATCAGGCGGAGCGGGCACCGGGCAGGGGGCAGAAGACGATGGACCGTGATTTCCTTGAGGGGGCGTTGTCTCAGGCGACCACGGCCACCACCCCCCTATTTCCACCTATCCCCGGTGTAGTAGAATAGGGGTGGAGGGAGGAAAACATGGACCGACAGGAACGCCTAGACCGCACAGCCGACGTGTACGAAGCATGGATCGCGAAGTACGACGACATTCCCGGCTTCGACCCCAACAACCCGACACAAGAACAGGCCGACGACTACTACTTTTCGCTGCGTGACGCCATCGGCACTGTCGGGAGCGGCGAGTTCGCGAAGCGTGTAGCGAAGTTGAGCGACGAAGAACTCGCACAGTTACGCACTCTCCCGATCTATCAGGAGACCTCTCTACCGGGGCTGTAGTCACGGTAACCTTGTCCTGACCCGTATCGGATCTCAGGGACAGGAATCTGCGTGAGTGATACCGCTGCCCGACTTGCGGGTCTACAAGACGCGGATCTCATTTCGCTGCACGACCGCTTGGACCGTCAAGGCGCCGTCGACCCCGCTATCGTCGAAGCACACCACCTCGCTACCACGGAGATGCTGCGACGCGGCATGGGCCACGACCACATCGCCGACGACTGGGCGAAAACAGTTGTCCTCGTAGAGTCCATCCTCGTCGACGACGCCGAGGAAATCGACGCCCCCGACGGGTTAGAGAAGGCGTGGGGCGAGATCCTGTCCGACGGTGGCACCGTCTCGATCATGCTCACCGTCAACGGGTACGTCTTGAAGGCCGACCCGACCGTTTCCGACGTCCACGTCGACACGATCATGGGCGGTGGTCGCCGCCGAAAGCCGCAGGCAGCGATCTTCGACATGACGAAGACGATCCGTGAGGAAGACGGCAAGTTCACCGTGTACTCGGAGGACGGGAGCAGGAAGTTCGGCACGTACCGGACGCGGGAGGAGGCCGAGTCTCGGCTGCGGCAGATAGAGCGGTTCTCGAAGGCCGAGGGCTATTCGGTGCCCCGTGAGGTACAGGCAGCCGCAGGCCGCGCTGTCGAATGGATTGGGGACGGTAAGGCTGGGGACGGGTTCACTAGTGTGGGCCGCAACAGGGCGAAGCAGTTGGCTTCGGGTGGCGTCGTGTCGCGAGCCACCCTCGTCAAGATGAGGGCTTATTTCGCCCGTCACGGCAAGCAGCGGGCCAATCACGACAAGTTGGTTGACGGGGAGCCGACGCCGTGGCGTGTGGCGTGGGATGCGTGGGGCGGCGACGCGGGTCGGGCGTGGGTGAACCGCGTTTTGGGGGCTGTGGAGAAGCGCGATATTCCCGAGGCGATCACTGACCTGCATTTGAACCTCGAAAACAGGCAGCACGCCATCGACGAGTACCTGTATGGGCCGATGAACCCCGAGGAGCCGGGTGACTATTGGGAGCGGCTCGGCGAGGTGTGGGGTGTGCCCGCTGAGGAGGCCGCATCGACGCGCTGCGGGAACTGCGCCGCGTTCAACGTGAAGGAAGAAATCAAAGAGGCAATAGCGGAGGCGATCAGCGAGGAGGGTGACGAGGTCGTCGATTTGGCGGATCTCGGATACTGCGAGTTGCTTCAGTTCAAGTGCGCCGGTAGCCGCTCGTGTTCCGTGTGGCTGACGGGTGGCCCGATCTCTGACGAGTCTGAGGATGACGAGGACGAGATCGAGTTGCTGGAGACGATGGATGCGGAGGATCTCGCCGAGTTCGCCGCGTACGCCTATCTCGCTGACGAGATGGATGACGTCGAGAAGCGTGGGAATCCTGAGGCGCTGCGGGATTACTGGCGTGGCGGTGGGAAGGGCAAGATATCGTGGGGTGCCGGTGGGGATTTCACCGCGTGTGTCGCTGCCGTGGGCAAGTACATGACGTCGGAGCAGGCGAAGGGGTATTGCGCGATCCGTCACCGCGAGGTTACGGGGATCTGGCCGGGTGATAAGCGCAATCGAGCCCGCAAGTCGCATGAGGCGGTAGCGAAGTTCACTCTGCCGGGTGGGGCGACCTACGAGTTCAGCATCCCCGCCGACTCAGTGTGGGCTGAGCCTGTTGTGAAGCATCCCGGTCACGCGGATCAGAAGGTTCATTCTGGCCGTTCGACCTCAGTGAGCCCTGACGTGGCCGCGTCGATTGTCGAGCGCGTACGGGCCAACGGTGGCCTGTCAGTGAACATGCTTGACGGGTCCGAGCCTCCGGGCGGGTACATGGTGGCGCGGGGGGCGACCCGTGGGGTGAAGCCCGCGATCGTGGATGCCGAGGAGTTCTATGACCCGGAGCGTGGGCCGAAGGTTTTGGGTTCGTTCCTGAAGGAAAACCGCACCACGCTTACCCGGGGCGACTACCTCGGGTTGTGGCACGATCAGGAGAGCGGTAAGGTCTTCCTCGACGTATCCCAGAACGTGACTGACCGGCGACGTGCCGAGCGGTTGGGTAGGCGCAGGGACCAGATCAGCATCTGGGACGTCACTAACATGAAGGAGATTGCGACAGGTGGCACAGGACAAGTCAACAAAACAGAAGCCTTTGCAGGCGGTGAAACTGCCGGACCTGTCGATGATGTCGGACGAGGAGATCGACGCCTACGCGGCGGAGATTTGGCAGAAGTTCGCGGGCCAGCAGAGCCAGTAGTCAAGCACCCCGGGCACCCCGATCAGAAGGTTCACGCGGGCGGCCGAAGCACGGAAATGCGGGAACGCCGCGCCGACGCGATGCGTATGGGGGAGACGAAGCGGCCCCTTCCCCGCGATGCCGACGGTCGTGTAATCAACCCGAACGCCACCGGCGGCTACAAGGCCGGTATCCCCGAGACAGTAGTGTTCAAGGGAGAGACCCTCACCCCAGAACACTCCCTGTGGCATCACCTCGAAGGAAGCCCGAAAGAGGGCTACAGGGTCACTGCGGAGCGGGCGGCCGTTCACCGCAAGATTGTCGAAGACGCTACTCGTGGTGTTCCCCCGTCAGAAAACCCCACATTTCACATGCTGGGGGGTGGGCCCGCCGCTGGAAAAACCACTGCGGTAAAGTCTGGATTGGCCGATGTGCCCGGTAAGGACAAGGCCGTGCAAATCAACGCGGACGAAGTCAAGGGCGCACTGCCCGAATATGACCGGATGCGGTTCAGCCAAAATGATGATGACTTTTTCAATGCGGCGGCTTTCTCGCATGAGGAGTCCTCGTTCGTCGCGAAGCAGATGCAGACGGCTGCGTTCGCGAATAAGCAGGATGTCGTGTTGGACGGCACCGGTGACTCGAAGTATGCGACGTTGGAAAAGAAGGTTCGGCAGGCCCGCGACGCTGACTATCGGGTGGTTGCAACATACGCAACAGTGCCGACGGCCGAGGCTGTTCGGCGCTCTAACGAGCGGTCGTTGAAGCCGGAGGAGAGGCGTTTCGTGCCGGAAACGGTGGTGCGGGGCACACACAGGGACGTGTCCGCCGTGTTCCCCGAGGCGACTCGTAAGCGCCTTTTCGATGAGGCTCGGTTGATTGACACGTCCGAGCGCGGTAACGCCGTGCTGATTGGGGAGACAGTGAATGGCGAGTTCACGGTTCGTGATCGTGGCCGCTGGAACGATTTCTTGGCGAAGGGGAGCGAATAATGGCATTGAGCAGTGACGATCTAGTCAGGATCCAACAGGCAGCCGCTCTTGGCACTGACCCGAACTTGTTGAACATGGAGATCACCCCCGAGGTTCAAGCCACTTATGACGCGATCCTTGGGGAGATCAACGCCGTTGAGGAGCGCACGATGATTTCCCCTCTGGGGGAGTGGCCTGATGACACATACGACGAACTGTTAGAGAACACGTACGCGGCTCACGGGCGCCCGAAGACTCTGGCGGAGATGCGGGGCGAGGAAGCCACCCTCGTGTCGAAGGCTGTTGAGGAACGCATGTTCACCCTCGGCCCTATGTATATCCCGAACGTGAAAGACGCACACGCAGAATGGACCGACCCTGACGAGTTGCAGAAGGCCGTGTGGGACTACGTTGCGAAGGGGGACCGTCGGATCCGGTTGCAGCACGACCGTGACGTGGTCGCCGGGGAGTGGGTTGAGATCATGGCGTGGCCGTACGAGGTTGAGGCCCCCATCATCATGAAGGATGCTACGCAATCTACGTTGAAGTTCCCCGCTAATACGGTGTTTCTCGGGGTCAAGTGGGAGCCGTGGGCGTGGAGCATGATCAAGGAAGGCAAACTGCGTGGATATTCGATCGGTGGCCGTGCTGAACGTCTGCTGGCTGACTTGCCTGAGGAGTACGTGGGTAAGGCTCAGGCCCCGTTCGAGGATGCTGTCCGCGTAGAGGCCGATGATGTGGCCCCGAGGGTGGATGAGAAGGGGCTGGAGGAGAAGATTGCTGCGGCTGTGGCTGAGGCGATGAAGTCGATCAACCCCGTAGTGAACGTCGTTATGCCGGATGATAAGCCCAAGGTTCGTAGAGTTGAGCGGGATGAGCACGGGAACATCCTGAGAGTGATTGAGGAGTAGACATGCCCGGTTTGGTCAATGACGGTAAGCATCTGCTGCTGAACGGTTTTGCCGCGTCGGCGGTTCACGCGAGCCTGCACACGGCGGATCCGGGGACTAGCGGCTCGGCTGAGGTGGTCGGTGGTTCACCGGCGTACAGCCGTGAGTCGATCTCGTGGGCTGCCGCCGCGTCGGGCTCGGTATCGAGCAACGCGAATATCGTTTTTGATGTGCCGGGGGCGACGACGATCACGCACCTCGGATATTGGTCCGCTTCTACGTCGGGGACGTTCTACGGTTCGCGGGCGCTTGACACGTCACAGACCTACGCGACGCAGGGCACGTACACGATCAACTCAGGGAACCTGACCGAAACAGTGTCATGACCCCGTGGTCTATCGACCCGGAGTGGACGTGGGAAGACCAAATCTGGCCCGAAACATGGGCCGGGGCTGACTACACGTTCTACAAACTTCCCGGCACGAACGTGCCCACGGTTTCGTGGGCTGAGGCGTACCCGCAGGAAACATGGTCGTCGGGCGGGGACGAGTGGTGGAACTCGTGGGAGATCTACTCCGCTACAACTGCCCGCCTGTACAGCGATCTCACGGCCCTTTATGACTCATATCAGGAACTAGCGGACACCGGCCTCCCCAACTACCGGCTCGACTACGAGGGCCCCGAGTATGTCGCGAATCGTGACTACACGGCGCTCTCGGCGGGTTGGGCGACATATGCCGACCTGACCGGTTTCACGAATAAGCAGGCACGGCTCGAATACCTGTACACGGGAGCGGTTGCTGGCGTTTCGACAAGCACAGGGTCGGTGGTCGGCCAGTCCATCATCGAACGTGACGGGTCCGTGGCGGGCTTGTCAACATCGACAGGGTCGGTAACGGGTCGCCCCGGATATGTGGGCAGCGCGTCGGGGGCGCAGGGTTCGTCGGGTGCGGCGCGGGGCGCGGTCGGCTACTTCGGTGTCGTCAACGGCTCGAACGGGGAGTCTGGTTCGGCGACGGGGGCCGAGGGCAACACTGGGTCGGCGTCGGGTGTCATTGTCTCGGCTGGCTCGGTCACTGGAGCCGAGGGCAACAGCGGAACCGTTGCTGGTATCACATCTGATACCGGGCAGGTATCGGGGTCGCCGCAGTTG